GGGGCAATTATGATATTGCATCAAAAACTTTTAAATTCTATTGTAGTTTATAATAACTACACAATCACAAATTTTTCATTTATAATGGCAAATAAAGATTT